ATATAATAAAATTACGAATTAATCCTTCAAATAGAATTAATAAAGATGCTATAGGTGCTTATACTGTTAATGGCTCTAAAATTGGTTACGTTCCTTTTAAATCTAATCAAATAGATATCAAAGCTAAATATAAAGTTAGTAAAATTAATTTAACTCAAGATCATCCATTACTATTAATTGCAAGAGATTTTGAACAATCTAATTTTATTTTGAATGAACCAGATTTTATTAAAGAAACTAAATACCAAGGTTTAATTATTAATAGAACCGATAATGATTTAAAAGATTTTAAAAAATTTCTAGAAGTTTCTAAAGTTTTAGTTCAAGATATAGGGATTGAATTTAAGGATGAAAACTTTATTAATTTAATTATAAAAACTGATGATACAATTAATAGATTTTATACAGTTACTAAAAAATATTATGAAGAAAATATTTTTAAATATGATGAATTTTTCAAGTTCAAATTAATTCCAAAATGTATTTATCAACCATTTCAAATTCATAGATTAGAAAGTTACATAGAAAAAAAATATAAACCAATTGATAAATTAGTTAAGTCTAAAAAATTTAAGTTAGAAAATATATTTGATGATTTTAATGAAGATTTACCAAATTTTGGTTTTGAAACAATTAGTAATCATAATTTAAAAGTAATTGATAAAAAAGTAAATGATATTAATCTAATAAAACTTATTATAAGATATAATATAAATCCATATCCTTATTTGAATCCTAATTATGATTCTATAAATTTGGATCTATTAAAAGATATGTTTAATGATTTAAAAATAGGTGGTATGTGTTATAATCATAATCTAAAAAAATATTGTCATATTGATTTATATGATGATACTAATATTATCGAAATATCAACTTGTACTTGTGTTGATAAAAAAAATTTTATTGAATTATTAATCAAATCAATAATTAGTAATAAACAAATTATTAATATTTATAATCCAATTAAAGGAATCATATTTAGATATGAAATAGATGATATTATTAAAGACAAATTATTAATTTTATTCAAATAATGTTCTTCTAATAGGTGATAATTGAGCAAGATTACTTAGTCTTATTTCTTTGAATTTAGGTACTGGTATTATTAAATCTGGTCGTGGACTTTCTTTTAATCTTTTAATAATTTCTTCAATTATTTCAATTTTCTTTCTATCTTTTGATCTATCTGGTAAACTTAAATCAGCTTGATAAAATGATAATATATCTTCTAATTTTATTAATTTTAAATTATTTATCTGATTATAATTTAAATCTGTACTAAATACATAAGTTAAATCAAATTCATTTATTTTATCAGAAGTCCATTTATTTTTAAAAGTCACACTTGATTTTAATGTAAAATCATCTGGTTCTTTACTATATTTATTTATTCTTTGATAATCTCCAATATATAGTATATTAAAAAATGGTTTCATTTTAAATTTTTTACTATTTAAAACAATTAATAAATCTACATCAGATGGTTTATCTAATTTATCTATTAAATCATTATATCCTAAAGCATGTAAATATATAAATAATGCACTTGATCCAGTTAAAACTATATGTTGATTATTATCTTCAGGAAAAGATATTTTAACTTGATTATAAATTTTATCAATATTAGTTTTTATATTATTTAATGTATAATTTCTTAGACTATCTGATTCATAATTAATACTATATCTTCTCAATATGCTCATAATATAAATCATTAGATTTTAATAAATATTTAAATCTAATTTATTATAGATAGTATGAACTATTATTGTCATATATGCAGAAAGCAATTTTTAACTCCAGAATTATTATGGAGACATCAAATTAAACATGATAACATCACAATGAATTATGTTCCCAATCATATTAAATTACAAAAACCAATTATTAAACAGAAAATAAGATTAATTATTGAAATAGATAATTTATTAGATTTAATAGAATTTAGTAAAAAAATAGATGTTGACTATTTAATTAAACCAGATATAGAATACAATATTGATTTGCAAATGCTAAAAAATTTATTACCAGATATGATTAACTTAAATAATATGATTGGTCAGAATAAAATTAAAAATCAAGTAGCAAATTTAATTTTATATTATAGTCTTCATTTGAATAAAAAAGAAGATGATTTATTACATACTATTATTGACGGTGAACCAGGAACAGGTAAAACCGAATTTGCTCAAAAAATAGCAAAAATATATCTTAAAATGGGTGTTTTAAAAAAAGATATTTTTAAGAAAGTAAAAAGATCAGATTTAATTGCTGGTTATTTAGGACAAACAGCTTTAAAAACTCAAGATATATTAGATGAAGTTAGAGGTGGTGTTTTGTTTATTGATGAAGCATATTCATTGGGAAATAATAGTGGTAAAGATAGTGGAGATTCATATAGTAAAGAATGTATTGATTTATTAAATCAATCTCTAACTGAAATGAGAGATAATCCAGATGATTATTTTATTATGATTATTGCTGGATATAAAGAAGATCTTAAGAAAAGCTTTTTCGGTGTTAATGATGGATTAGAAAGACGTTTTAGTATTAATTTTAGTATGGAATCCTATTCTTCCAATGATTTAGTTAGAATATTTATTAAGAAAGTTAAAGATAATTACTGGGATATTTTAGATGATGCAATAGATGAAAAAATTATTGAAGACAATAAACAATATTTCAAATATCATGGTGGTGATATGGAACTATTATTTATGAAATGTAAAGTGGCACATTCTAAAAATTTAATAAGGGGAAAAAATGATAATAAATCAGTTTTAAATAAAAATGATATATTAGATGGAATGAAAATATTTATTGAAAATTCTAATGTTAGAGAAAGACAAGATGAAATAGACAATATTAAACTTCATTCAATGTATACTTGATTCAAAAATTAAAGTATATATAAAAATTAATTTCTATATTTATTTAATTTAAATATGTCAAACAATGGTTCAATAATGGAATTAGTTGCTAAAGGTAAATTATCAGAAGAAGTAATTAATATAGATAATAATAAATCTGTATTTGATTTTGATATAACCAAAGCTAATAAATATGCCAAAGGTGATAATATATTTTATGCTGAAGGTAAACCAAATTGGGGTAATACAGTTAGATATTATATTGAAAAAAAAGGTGATATATTATATGCTCTTTATTTGAAAGTAAATTTACCTAAATTATCTGTTAATAATTTAAATACTCCAGTACCTCAAAATGAACAAGATTCTAATAGTAGATTTCGTGTTAAATATACTGATTTTATTGGTAATGTTTTAATTGAAAAAGCAAGTTTATATTTTAATGGACAATTAATTGATGAATTATATGGAGATTATATGCAACATTATATTGATTTATATCTTAGTGATTCAAATAGAAAAGCTATGTTGGGATTAGATGATTATCTTAATAAGCCTAATTATAAAATTGAAGCTGAAACTATTTATATTCCTTTAAAATTTTGGTTTAGTTATGATACTCAAAAACCATTACCTGTTATTGCTATGCAAAACACTGAAATATATGTGGATATTAAATTTAGAAATTTTAATGAATGTATTAATGTGACTGAATATGATAATAATAATAATTTATTTACTTCTAATTATGTTCATTCATTTGTTCCAATTGTAGATGCTGTTTTACTCGCTAATTTTTATTATTTAGATTTAGAAGAAAGAAAGTTAATGGCTACTAAAGAATGGGAAATATTAATTACCCAATCACAATTAAGATCTAAAGAATTTGTAACTAACGCTAGTTTAGAAATTGATTACAATCATGTTATAAAAGATTTGTTTTTTCTAATAAGATCATCAAAAACAAAACAAAAAGGTGAATTTTTTAATTATTCAGGTAGATTAACATATCCACCTTCTGAATTTATAAATGCTCCTGGTTTTGATTATAAATTTTGGACATTAGAACCAAAAAGACATCTTTTATCAAGAGCAAGAATATTATTTAATGGTTTAGAAAGAATAGAGTGGAGAGATGCTAAATATTTTTATCATATTCAAAATCATGATAATTATCAAAATACACTTTTATCGTATGTTTATGTATATTCATTTAATATTGATCCAACACGTGCATATAGTAACAATGGTTGTGATTTTTCAAAATTAGATAACGCACAATTACAAATAGAGTCCAAACCTCAAACTATTTTTCTTGGTGGTAATAATTATTATCCTACAAATGATACATATGAACTTAAATGTTATGCAACTAACTATAATATTTTAGTTATTAAAGGGGGTTTAGCAGGAGTAAAATATTCTAATTAAAATTATTTTCTAAATAATTTTAATGTTAGAGCAAAATTTTGATAAATTATGGTGTGTAGTTGAATTATATTCACCCATAGAAATTCCAATAAAGATGTATGATGATGATTTGGTACCATTTGGTCATCTACCAGATTTTTTAAATGTACAAAATAGAATTAAACCATTCAATTTACAATCGAAACAAAATGTTAGATTGATTGGTATTTTTGATTCTTATGAAGCTGCTAAAACAGTTAGTTTTTCTTCACCTAATAGATTATTACTTGGACCTAGTTCTGTTAATAAAATTTAATAAAATTGTCTGCAATAATATTTTATTATAAAACTTAAGTTTTACAATAAAATTGAAGTTATTATATTTTATATTACTTATAATTTTATAATGACAAATCTTTCTAAAATAAATTTTAATGAATTGATTGTAGATAATATCTATAATTTACATATTACATATGAACTATCGTCAGGTGGTTTTGGTCCATTAGATGATATACGAAATATTTGGCGTGGTGATGTGAAAATTACTAATATTATTCACAATCCAAATGAAAAATATTGGACTAAAAAATATACTATTGAATTTTTAGTTATAAATGGGATTAGTGATCCAATATGGTTTCAAAATTATAAACACCCATTAGATAGAAATTACGATGAATTTACCTATAATTTTTATAAATAAATTATATTTCAAGTTCTAAATCATTAGTTGAATCTTTATCAACTTTATCACGATTATTGTAAATAATTAGTTTGATATCCTTTTTCTTGAGTTCTTTGTAAGCGGGATCCGATTCAATCTTCTGTTTAACTATTTCTAATATTTCTTTTGTTTTTTCATCAAGATCATTTTCCAGTTCATCATAAAATGAACCCAAGTCACACATACGTTCATCTATTATATCATCTAATAAATCATTTTTATTAACTGTTATAAATTTTTTCTTTTTATTATCGAATTTGTAAGCTAATGTATTTTGAGTATTAGTAATTAGAATATTTTTAAACTGAGGGTACTTGTCATTAAAATGAGTATATTCTACTAATTGAGGCAAACTACAGTATCTGTACTTAAGAATAGCCATTTTTTCTTTTCTGCTAAATACATTTGTAAGATTCTCGTGCCCTAAAGCGATTATATTATATGTATTATTAACAGTACCAGTATTAATTGTATTATGGTTACCATTTAGATTTAATTGTTTATTAATTTTTTGGAGTGTTTTGGGGTGGATTTTACAGTTTTTATTTAATAATTCCAGCAGGGTTTTCTTCATTTCCTCATTTTGTTCTTTCTGCTCTTTTAACTGCTCAATTAATAAATTAATTATTTCATTTTGATCTTGTGAAATATCTTTTTTACAAGTTTTTTCATGTCTTTTTAAATTATCTTTTCTTGTGAATTCTTTTTTACATCTAATACAACTCATTTTATTTTTTACCTCATTTTGAGGTACTTTTGAGGTACATTTTGCTATGAAACCCTCATTGTGAGTTACATTTGAGGTATTATGATTATTGTCATTATTATGGTATTTATTGTTGTGATTCCATAAGCTTTGTCTAGTTTTATAATATTTATTACATATATTACATCTGTACGTACACTGACTACAAGAACTCATTATAATACTATATATTTTATTCTTTAATTATTTTACATAAAAAGTGTACATACACTTTAGTGTACGTAATCATTGAACACCGGGAGAGAGAGAACCTTAAAAATTTTTCATTTTATAAAAAATATCCAAAATATTATACTTCAAGTTCTAAATTATTAGTTAAATCTTTATCAACTTTATCACGATTATTGTAAATAATTAGTTTGATATCCTTTTTCTTGAGTTCTTTGTAAGCGGGATCATTATCTATTTTTTCTTT